CATTTGATAATATGTTAACAGGAAATTATCAAGGTTTATTATCAGAATATAATGATTATGAATATCAAAATTATATGAAAATGAAAATTACTATTATTATTATTTCTATATAATGATATGGAAGTAGAATTTATACCATATTTTATAAAAGATGGTTATAAAACCTTAAAATTTGGAAAAAATAAATTAACAGAATATGTTTTATCAAAGAAAATGAAAAAAATAAAAGAAATTGTCAAACGAATTCTTTGGCCTTTTACTCTTAAAAATTATAATTTTGATAATAATATTATAAAAACTAAATTAGAATTTAGTAAAAAATACTTAAAAGATTTAAAATCCGAAGAAGATATTAAACAATATTTTTTAGAAACTTATGGTAATTCTAAGCATTTAATAGGTGAAACTGCACCGGATACTTGGATGGAAGGTAATATTATAGTAATACAAGATGATGAATTTGATAAAAATATTTATGAATTTGGGATTGCAACTAAAAAAATAATTTTTCCAGAGTTACGACCAAGTCCAACTGTATCAGCTACTTTATTTAAGGTAGGAACTATAAAAAAAGGAAATGATGGAAATAAATGGATTGTTAAAAAGGTAGGTAAAAGTCAAAGATGGGTTAAATTTTTATAATTATTTATTTTCACATATTTGTCCATTATGTCTTAATTCAATATCAGTCATTAAACAAAAAGGCATATAATAATCCTCATCTTCTTCTTTCTTTTTATTCTCACAACATCCACAATGGTCTTCATTGGCGAGATAAACTGTGCGACTAATTAGATTTTCATCATATTTTAAGTTCCACCTTCCCAGAATAATTGGGTTTGTTTTCCTAAAAAAACTTCTCAGAAAATTCATTTTTTCTTATAATATTAGATTATCTTTAAATATAAATATTTCAATTTTTTTATTATTGTTTTAAATATTTTTTAATAATTATTTGTTCAGGAATAATTATTTTATCTTTATTAAAAATATTTTAAAAGTTCTTCAGCAGTTTTAATTGAACTTATTTCAAAATATATTAATTGTTCAATAGATAAAGTAAATTTAAGTTATTATTTTTTTAATTGGTTAAAAAATAAGAAAATAGAATATAACTATTTTGTGAGTATTTATGTTAAAAGATTAATGAATTTAATGCAAGAAACAACTGATATTAAAAAATCAATATTATTTTACTATCAGATAATTGACTTATTTAAGGAAATTAAAATAAATAAATTTAGAGTATTCGCTAAAGAAAATTTAAGAAGGATTACAACTACATATTCTGATATATATCTTGACATACAAGATATTGAAAATGGTGAATTAAGAGAAATTCTTTTTATTAAGCAATTATTTTTTTGATAATTAAATAATTTTTTATAATTAATCATAATAACATTTATTACAATAAAACTTTGAATTATTATCAATATTTAGATAATCTGTATCTGTAATATTAGTATCACAACTTTCACATAAAACAATATTATTATCAATAATTTGTTTTTTAAATTTTTTGATAATCGTATCTTTATCATTAATTCTTATTGCTTTTCTCTTATTGGTATAAACAATTTCAACCCAAGTATTATCTTTTGAATTCCACGCTAAAAAAGTATTATTTGTTGGTTTATTAGATAAAACATATTTTTTAATAATATTATTATATTCTTCAACAGAACTATCTTTTGATAAAATATTTAAATAATCAAGTAAAAAAGGTAATTCATTTTTTCCAGTTAACCAATGGTTTTCTTTCCAACAATCCCATCCATTACCTCCACCATAATCCATAGATTTTGTTTGTTGTGTCGGTTTTAGAATTCCTTTTTCATCTTTTATTTTAAAATTTTTTTCATAATCAAAATTTTCTTTTGAAATTAAATAATAAGGTTTTTCTTCATCATTGATAAAAGATAAAACCAAACAATGTCCATTCAAAAGAACTCGTTTATTTGTTGTCATTTTATCTTTAATTAAAATATAAAAATTTTAAATCAATTTTTATAAAAATTGAATTCATAATAAAAAAATATGTTTAACTAACTTAATAACAAGTGAAAATTATAATATTATTTAATTAAGATATTTTTATTAATTTCATTAATTTTTTTTTCATAAACCTTTTTGTTAAATAAATAATCAAAATGTTTTGGTAAATTTTTATTTAGTAATTTACAAATTTCATAAATTTCAGTTCCATAAACATATTTAACCATTTTCCATTGACCTTCTATCTTGATTTTACAAGAATGACAACATGGCATTGATTTCATACAAAAATCAAGAGATATGTTGATATCCTCTATTTTTGTTAAATCTATTGATGATAAACTTTCAATCTCTTTGTTATCCATTTTTAGTATAAACCAATTTTTTTATAAATTATTTATTTTTTGTAAGTTTTTCACCGATTTTAATATCTAAATCTGGTTGAAGAACTATTGTAATTTCTTTTAATCTTGTAAAAGTTGGATGAATTATTTCTTTTTTTTTGGTTTCATAACGACCCAACAAATAAAATAAAAAATTGGTAAATAAACTTAAATTCATTCCTATTACCCATCCAGTTTTTCCAGTTTTATTTTGAATTTGATTTCCAATACTCATTAGTTGTAAAACATTGATAACACAAATATCTACCCAAAATAATATTCTATATAATTCAATATTATTAAATTGAACACCTAACACTGATTTTATATTTGAATAAATAGTTCCAATCATTAAAACTCCCAATATAAACGAAATAATTAAAGTAGAAATGAATAAATAATAATCACCATCTAAGTAAATCATACTAAAATCATTCATCATCATTATTCCAACCATTTTAATAAAAATGATTATTTTGGATTGCCAAGAAATAATAGCATTATTTTCTTTAAATTTGTCATAAATGTCTATCCATAATGCTAATAAAAACCCAATCGTAAAACCAATTAATTCTTTCCAAAATTCTATAAAATATATAAAAATTAATGAATTACATAAGGTTAAACTAAAATAAAAAATAACTCGTAAACTTAATTTAAATGCTATTTTTTCAATATTATTGGTGAAGTTTTGTTTAAAAATAAATGTAAATAGAGTAATGATTGGTATTTCTGTTATCCAAAATATTTTATCTGCTCTTGAAGCAAATAAACCCAAAATAGTTCCAACATTGAGAAGAAATATTTTTAAGATAAAAAAATTATTCATTTATTTTCTTATTAATAAATGAATACTTAAATCAATTTTTTTTAGTTATTATAATCATTATTCAATAAAAACAACCCATTCTTCTATCACCTCTTTTTCATATCCTCTTTCTTTTAATTCCATTCTAACTTTCTCTTTCAATTCATCACCTTCATATTTCTCTTTTAACATTAGAATAACATTTGTTATTTGTTCATTAGAACCAATCTGGATTTGAATATCAGGATAAAAACCATTAAGAACATTTAACAACCTTGTCAAACGACCTGTAAAACACTTACAGATTGTGTCTTTTATTTCTTCTTCCAAGATTTTCAATATTTCATCTTTTTCAGAGTGTTTAAGAATACGGTTTATTACATAATGAAACAAGTCTTCAAATGTTATTAAATAAACTGAGTGTTCAGTTTTATCATCACAATAGTTTAGGATTTCTCTTTTTACTTCTTCACATATTGTAGAAGTTAAAAGAACATTTTTACATTCATCCAGAGAAACATTCGGTTTGTCTTTTATAATTTTTTCTAATGATTGACGGAATGATTTTTGAATGTTAGAATTATGGATATTTTGACCATCTGAATAAACTTGGTTATTTTCTGTTATTCCTTGATTTAATCTATTTAACCATCTTTGGACAGGTAAAGAATATCTCTCGATTGGATTATCATAGTAATTAATTACTGTTAATCTTCTAAGATTGAGAAAATGAATGGGTAATTCTACGATTTGATTGTTATGCAAATATAATTTTTGTAATCCAGGTGGAAATACACCTTCTTTTAATTCTACTATTTGATTGTAAGATAAATACAATTCTTGTAAGCCAGGTGGAAATACACCTTCTTTTAATTCTACTATTTGATTGTTATATAGATTTAATTCTTGTAATCCAGGTGGAAATACACCTTCTTTTAATTCTACTATTTGATTGCCATACAAATATAATTCTTGTAATCCAGGTGGAAATACACCTTCTTTTAATTCTACTATTTGATTGTTAGTCAAATCTAATATTTGTAATCCAGGTGGAAATACGCCTGCCTTTAATTCTACTATTTGATTGTTAGACAAAGATATATTTTTTAAGCCAGGTGGAAATACACCTTCTTTTATTTCTTTTATTTGATTGTCATACAAATATAATTCTTGTAATCCAGGTGGAAATACACCTTCTTTTAATTCTATGATTTGATTGTAAGACAAATATAAATTTTTTAAGCCAGGTGGAAATACACCTTTTTTTAATTTCTTTATTTCATTGTAAGACAAATCTAATTCAGTAACATCATCCGGAATTGGAGGAACTTTTGTCAGTCCTCTGTTTGATAAATCAAGTTTCACCATCTTAACTTTTATTGTTAATTATTTTGTTTATGAAAAATAAAATCAATTTTTTTATAAATTATTCAATAAAACCAACCCATTCTTGGATCACCTCTTCTTCATATTCTCTTTCTTTCAATTCCATTCTCACTTTCTCTTTTAATTCATCACCTTCATATTTATTTTTCAACATCAAGATGACATTTGTTATTTGTTCATTAGAACCAATCTGGATTTGAATATCAGGATAAAACCCATTAAGAACATTCAACAACCGTGTCAAACGACCTGTAAAACACTTACAAATTGTATCTTTTATTTCTTCTTCCAAGATTTTCAAAATCTCATCTTTTTCGTCGTGTTTAAGAATACGGTTCATTACATAATGAAACAAGTCTTCAAAGGTTATTAAATAGACAGAATGTTCTGTTTTATCATCACAATAATTTAAGATTTCTCTTTTTACTTCTTCACATATGTTAGAAGTCAAAAGAACATTTTTACATTCTTCCAGAGGAACATTCGGTTTGTCTTTCATAATGTTTTCTAATGATTGACGAAATGACTTTTGGATGTTAGAATTATGGATATTTTGACCATCTGAATAAACTTGGTTATTTTCTGTTATTCCTTGATTTAATCTATTTAACCATCTTTGGACTGGTAAAGAATATCTCTCAATTGGATTATCATAGTAATTAATTACTGTTAATCTTCTAAGATTGAGAAGATGAATGGGTAATTCTACGATTTGATTGCAATACAAATACAATTCTTTTAATCCAGATGGAAATACACCTGCTTTTAATTCTACGATTTGATTGTTATACAAATATAATATTTGTAATCCAGGTGGAAATACACCTTCTTTTAATTCTACTATTTGATTACCATCCAAATACAATTTTTGTAATCCAGGTGGAAATAAACCTGCCTTTAATTCTACTATTTGATTGTTATTCAAATATATTTTTTTTAAGCCAGGTGGAAATACACCTTCTTTTAATTCTACTATTTGATTGTTAGACAAAGACAATACTTTTAATCCAGATGGAAATACACCTTCTTTTAATTCAACTATTTGATTGTTAGACAAAGATAAATTTTTTAAGCCAGATGGAAATACACCTTCTTTTAATTCAACTATTTGATTGTTAGCCAAATATAAATTTTTTAAGCCAGATGGAAATACACCTTCTTTTAATTCTACTATTTGATTGTTATCCAAATACAATTCTTGTAATCCAATTGGAAATATACATTCTTTTAATTCTACAATTTGATTGTTATACAAATATAATTCTTGTAATCCAGGTGGAAAAACACCTTCTTTTAATTCTATAATTTGATTGTAAGACAAATACAATATTTCTATTCCAGGTGGAAATACACCTTCTTTTAATTCTACAATTTGATTGTTATCCAAATACAATTCTGTAACATCATAGGGAATTAGAGGAACTTCTGTTAGTCCTCTGTTTGATAAATTAAGTCTCACCATTTTAACTTTTATTGTTATTATGTTTATAAAAAAAATCAATTTTTTTTACAATCATTTATTTTCAAGTAAAATATCTAACATATTAACACCTTCATTTCTAATTATATTCCAAATATTATGTTTTCCAAATTTATTAACTAATTCAGTAATTTTGGTTTTACTTTTTAAATCATCTGAATTGATAAAATAAGGTAATATCTTAGAATAGCAGGGACCATAATATTCTTTTCTATTACTTATTTCAAACCATTTATCAAAAAACTCATCTTTTATCTCAAAATATTTTTTACAAATTTCAAAACATTCCTCCAAATTATTATTTCCAATAAAATCCCTTTCACATTCATCATTTCCCCAAGACCATCCATACCAAATTTCTTCCACAAAATCAATACCATCTATTTTATCTAACGCAAAAGGATTAGAATGTTTTTCTAATAAACCTCTTTTATCTAATAATTCTAAGACATTTTTTCTACCATAAACTAATGCTTTTTGTAAAAGTTCATCGTCTACTTTTAATTCCATTTTTTCAAGAAATTTCATTTCTTCACGACAATATAAAACCATTAATTCTTTTTTGTCTAATTGATAATTCATAAATTTTAACATTTCTAAACATAAACTTTCATCATTTTCAAAAACCCTCCAAATAAATTTCTTTTGAATATTAGAAACAAATGGTAATAATTTAATTTTATATTCTTGGTTAATCATAATATTCGGTTTATCAAAACTATCTACTTGGACAAATTTTTCCCAAATAATATCAGCTAAATTGTATGTAATAGTATATTTTTCTTTATTTAAATATTCTCCCTCTTTAATAATATTTCCATATTTTTCCAAATAATAAGTTTCATTCCCATTAAACATTTTTTTCTCTAAGTCATTATTATTCTTAAATAATTTGTTAAAAAAATCGTATAATTTAAAATCACTGAAATTATTTCTGTAATATTCAAACCAATTAAAACCCCATTCAGCATTTAACCTATCTTCTAACATAAAGTCATTAATATTGAAATCTTTTTCATCTAAACTAAAATCTTTCTTTAATTCAGTGATTATATCCATTTTCTAATATAATATATTATTTTTTTTTAAATCAATTTTTAATTTTAACAATTACAAAATAGAATAATATGTCTCAAGAAAAAATCTGATAAATCTTTTACCGAATGGGTTAATGATATAAAAAATACTCAAGATGAGGCTTACAAAAAATATTATGAAAATGAACCTGTTTATCCAAAAACATTTATGGATATTAAAGAGGGAAAATTAGTTTTTAATGCTAATCTCCATTGGTATGATTATACCTATCATTTATCATTTGATTTTGATAGAAAAGTTTTTTGTTTTGCAACAGGAGGTAATCAAATTTGTGGAAATGAATATGAAGGCACTTTTACTTATGATGATAAAAGTTTTACATTAAATTATCTTTTTGAAATTGACCCTTATGAATGTGGAACTGGAAGATACTATAAAGATTTTAAGGCAGATTTTGAAAATGGTTCATCCTATACAGGATTAATTAAAGGAATTACTAAAATCAATATTACCCAAACATTTAATTATCTTTTGATTAAAGAAGTAAAAGAACATTATTGTGGATATAGTAAACAAAGGACACATTTAACTTTGAAAATAGACCAAAATTTATGTCCTTATGATATGGATGAGGAAGAACAGCCCATTTTTGAACAAAATGGACTCTTGTGTAGCAACTCCTCCAGAGTTGCTACAGAACCAAGAAGTTTTGATAATCTTAATGAAGACCCATTTGATGAAGAAGGATTACATAATTCAGAAAAGATTTTTTATAGTTATTCTGTTTCTTTATCCGATACAGAATTAGATAGGTATAAAGGTCATATTGTTGATATTGTAAAAAGAAAAGAATATGTAAATGTTGATTATGAAAAAATTTATAGAAAAATTATTCAAAATATTCGTTCAAAAATCCCTCAATTTCCAATTCAAGATTTGAATGTTGATTTTTTGAAAAAAATTTATCAAGATGAAAATTTCTTATTGTGTTTCTATGATGAAGCAATTAGAAAAATGTATCCAGATATTAGAGATTGTAGGTGGACAATTCCAATTTATGCCAAAGATGGAAATATTATTCTTGTAAATGATTATTATATTGAAAAAAGAGGAGATAAACCAGAGTTTTTCCAATTTTTATGGATTATGCCAAATGGAATGGCGATGATTATTAATTCTACTCAACCCCAATTAGAAAAAACTTATTTCAATTGGAAAGAGGAAACCGATTATTCAAAATGGGATAAATTTTTTATGGGTATATACCATAAAGAACGCAATTACAAAACAGAACAAATTATTCCATTCATTGAGTTTTTGATAGAAGAATTTAAAATTTGATTTTTTTAAACCTAAAATATAATTATAAGAAATGACTAATTGGATTCAGATGAAAATAAAGACTGGAAGACTTATTACTCGTCTTCCTTCAAAAGTTCAAGATATGATTAAAATTGAAGAGATTGACCAACATATAACTCTTCTTTATGGATGTTCAAATAATAAACAATTAATTATGAATATTATAGAAAAGTTTCTTCCATTAAAATTAAAATTAGGGACAATAAGAACTGGTGATCGTGTTAAAGAAGTACTATTTATTGGAATTGAAAACAATGAAGAATTAAACAAATTATTTTGGGAGTTGTATAATAATGATAAAATAAATACTAATAAAATCCATTCTTTGATTAATGGAAATTTTGATCCTCATTTGACAATTGGATATTTATATGATGGAATGCAAGAAAAAGAAGAAGTTAAACAGATTATTGGAAAGAAATTAATAGATTTTGAAGTTGAAATTAAAGGAAATGATATAGAAGTATTATCAGATTAATTTTTTATGAAACTTATTATTATAAACGCAAATAAGCACCTTAAGAAATAATTATAATTAAAGCATCATTTATTTTAATTTTTATACTTCTCAAATTCATACATTTTCCGGTTCTTATCCTTTACTATTATTTGTAAACAATATTTTTATCATATTTTACACCTTCATTTGGGTATCCCATTGCATTTGATATAAGAAGAATATGTAGGTTTTATAAAATTTTTATTAGTTGAAAACTAAAACATTAAATTTTTGTAAAAATTTGTCATACTCTGATCCATGAAGATTAAATATTTCATAAAGTCCTATAAAAAAAATTATGCTATTAAAAAGTTCACATTTCAGATCATATTTTTCATCTTCATCATCACTTTTTTTTAATTCATCAAATAACTTATTGATTTCATCATCCAAAAACATTTCTTGAACAACTTTATTAATTGCTTCATCAACATTTCTTAAATTAGTGATATAATTGCTCAAACGACTTTTTTCACCCAATTTAGAATATCCTCTGTGATCAACTTTGTCATTACAAACTAATTGACAAATAACCCACCTAATATATTCTTCAATCTTTTCAGATTTCATTTTTTAATTAATTTGTAGTATGAAAAATAAAAAATCAATTTTTTCAATCAATTGTATATACAATATCTTTATCCCATTTAATATCTTCATCTGGATATCCCATTGCATTTGCTATAAAACGTGTTTTTTCATCAACAAAATCATAACAGTAATGTGTATGTCCACTCATCCATATTTTTACATTTTTGTATAAATCTTTTTCTAATTGATTTGCAAAATAAGTTTCTTGTAATTCTCCCATATATTTTGGATGTGATGTCGTATTTTTACCTATTTTTCTAACTGGAGGAAAATGTGTTATTACAATTAAATTTTCTTTTTCAATATTTTCTTTTATTTTTTCAATTGCTTCTTTATGTAATTCTTTAAATTGTTTCTTATTGATTGGAACACTCCAATTATTATTATTTTTTACTTTGATATGGTAAAAATCATTAATTCCATCTTCTTTAAGAGGATTAGACCATAATGTTGAACCATAAATAAAATATTTAATCCCATTATCTTCTAATTCCATTCCTTCATTATCTAACAGGTGAACATTTGGGAATTGTTTGCAAAATTGTTTATATTCTTCTAATAAAACTGGGAGAGTTTTGTGGTTGTGATAAAACTCATGATTTCCTAAAACATAAAACACTTTCTTCCAATTTTGGGAACAATAATTAAAAAAATATTGGAAATTTGGTAATCCTATTTTACCAATATCCCCTGCTAAAAATAAATAATCAGTTTGTGGAATAATTTTTGGAAATTCTTTAAGAAACTCTAAATGGATATCGGAGAAAAGTTGAAATTTCATTTTATATATTATTAATTGATTTCTTTAAAATCAGTTTTTTATAAAAAAATTGATTTTATAATTAACAAAAATTAGTAAAGAAAAAAATGGAAAACAAATACGTGAAACTTACCCATCATAATGGGATTAATCGTGGTTTTCAATTCAAAGAGGGATTGAATACAGATATTTATGACTTAAATGAAAATGAGGAGTGTGCAAAAGGAGGTTTTTATTTTTGTAAATTTAAGGATATTGGAAAATGGATTTATGAATTTGGTAAAGATGTCCTAATATGGGATGTTGAAATACCTAAAAATGAAAAAGTTATTGAATATCCAGATAAATTAAAGGCAAAATCTCTTATTTTAAGCAATTCAACAAAAGCATATGATAACTATGATATTTGTTTACAAGCTATTAAATATAAAGGATTATGTCTTGAATTTATTGAAAATCAGACACCAGAACTATGCATGAATGCTGTTATACAAAATGCACAAGCACTTGAATTTGTAAAAGAACAAACACCTGAAATATGTTTTTTAGCTGTTAAACAAGATGGTAATGCTTTAATGTATGTTAAAGAACAAACACCTGAATTATGTGAAAATGCCATTAAACAAAATCCAACATCATTTAAATATGTTAAAAACCAAACGCCTGAATTATGTATTTTAGCGGTTCGGTTATATGGTTTTAACTTACAATTTATTGAAGAACAAACAGAAGAATGTTGTAAATTGGCTGTTAAACAAAATGGAACTTCATTAAGATATGTTAAAAAACAAACAGAAGAAATATGTAAATTGGCAATTAAACAAAATGTATTTTCAATAATAAATGTAAAAGAACAAACATCAAAATTATGTATTTTAGCAGTTCAAAAAAATGGATTAGCACTTGAATTTGTTAAAGAACAAACACCAGAAATATGCAAATTAGCAGTCAACCAAAATGGATTATCATTAGAATATGTTAAGGAACAAACACTTGAAATTTGTATTTTAGCGGTTTTGCAAAATAAAAAAGCGATGAAATTTGTAAAAGAGAAAACACAGGAATTTTATGATGGGATTGGTATTGAAGCTTGGTAAAAAAAAATGATTTTTAGTTTTTTATATTTTACATAATATTAGTAATAAAATGTCAGAAACAACTCTTTTTACACTCTTGAAGATTTAAAATGCCGATTTAACTCAACAAAAAAATATTCAAGGTTTGCACGTTTCAGAGCGTGTAAATTATGATTTTGTTAAGGCGTCAACCTTAACTGATTTTTTTGCTTTCTTCTGAACGACTTTATTAACTTTCTCTTTTTTAGGTTTTTCTACTTTAATATTTTCATCCTTCTTTTCCCTACATAAATATTTTGGTCGTTCTAATCCATCAATTGCGTTTTTAGCAATTCTATATATATTTGTGGCACCATTTACATCTCTATTCCATACACCTGAACACTTTTTACAAGTTAAAAGCCCATGGACTAAGATATTACCACTTTTATATGGTTTTGGATTTTTTCTGATTTGAAATTTTTCACATCTTCCTGTTTCTTCTTTACATATTGAACACATACAACTGGTTCTAAATTCATCAACTAAATATAATTTATAACCATTATCTCTAAATATTCTTCTTATTCCTTTTCCTTTGACAGGTTCTTTATATTTCATATGTTGCTTTTGTTCAAAATCTCCTGCACATATAATTACATCTTCTGGTTTTCCAAATATTTTTTTGAAATTATTTATCATTTTTTGTTCATTTTTTTTTCTGTTAATATATCCATTTAGTTTGAGTTTTCTAAATATATATTTTTCATAAAACTTATATAACTTATTATTTATTTCACTTTTCTTTTGTATATATTCCTTAAAATCTTTTATTGTTAATGTTTTTCTATTAAGTTTTGATAATTCTGTTTCATATTCAATAACTGTTTTTTCATCTATTTTTTCTTTTTTGAATTCTAAAATTATTTTTGCATACTTTTTTATTTTACATTCTTTTCTTCTGCTATCTTGTGTATATCTAAATTCATTTGCTTCTTTACTATCATCATCAACACAATAAATTAAATCTGATAAATTTGGATCAAATGCTACAATTTTTTTGTTTTTAATATTAGTATAATCACTTAATTCATCTATATATTGTTCTGTATTTGAACCTACTTTAATATTTGGTATTCTTTTACCTATCAAATCATTTCTTAACATTAAAATAGAACAACTAACACCATCTGTTTCTATCATATGATGAAAAGTATATTTAGGTTTCTTAAAACATTGTCGTTCAGTTCTAAAAAAGAATTCCCAAATTTTATCTTCGTATTTTTTCAAATTACCTTCTAATAAATAATCTGTCTTATTACCTTGTTTTTGTGTAAAAAGTAAATGAACTAATGTTGTTGTATCCAATTTTATAGAATGAGGGATTATATCATTTCTCATCGGAAATACATTATAAATCATAACTTTATCTTTTTCTACTTCATTCATCATTCTAATCATACAAGGTAAATAATCTTGTGGATTACATTGTAAATCATAATATAAATTATCTTTTTGGTATTTATCTTTATTTGGTGTTATTGTTTTCTTTATTTCTTTTATCCAATTATGATATTTTACATCTGATTTATATTCTGATGATATTTCTAATATATCAGTTTTAATCTTTCTTAATTGTCTGCAAAATTCATTAACTAATTCTTTTTGTTTATCTTCCTCTTTGTTTTCTTCTTTTATCTTAACGATTGTTTCCTTTTTCTTCCAAACAATATTAACATATCTTTCAATATACTCAACATAATGTAATTTAATATTATTTTCATACATTGTAATTATTCCAATTGTTAAATAATCTAAAACTGTATTAAGATGTGTATAATCTAAATCAGTATCGTTAATTAATGGTTTATAATTAGAATTATAAAAAGTAGTTAATTTATCTTTTAATTCCTTTATTTCTTTTTTTGGTGGTCTTCCTGTTCCACTTTCATTACATAATATTTTCATACAAGAATTAACAAATACTTTATCTATTTCAGGAAGTTTATTATTTTTTTCAAAATGATCCAATAAATAAAGTTTCATAAACATTAATGTGTTTATTACAATCTTATTACACCTAATAACAGCATCTGTTATTTTCGGTGAATTAATATCTGGATTTTTCAGAACATGTTTAAGTGGAACCTTAACACATTTGAAGTAATCAGTCGCCTTGTCGGGCGGTTTAGTCTTTTTTTCTTCTATAGCGTTCATAATAATATACTATAGTTATATCTCTTTAAGTAGTTTTTATTTTCTAAAAATAAACGCAAATTTTTTTAAATTTAATAAAAAAAATTGAATAAAAATAAAATTCTTATACATGTTATAAAATGAACTTCCAACAAAATATAAAAATATTTAAAAAAATGAGTAGATGGTTAAAATCATTTAATTTAGATAAAGAAGCATATAATCATACATTATATAACTTATATTTTACATGGTGTGGATTACGAACTGCCTGTTTAATTTTTACACTTGGAAAAAAAAGTTCTGAATTTGCTAAAATATTTGGACTTGGATTCAAAGAAGGACCTTATTTTGATATTCCAGGAAATAACTTTATATATTTTATCAATAAAAAATATATTAAAGAATTTGATCCACTTTTTCAAAGATTAGAAGATACATATATACTTTCAAATTCAAATTCAGATATATTTGCACCTAGTATTTTAGATGAAAGAATAAAATTGATAGGAACAATATTAGGATTTGATAAAAAATGTATTGGAAAAAGAAATCAATTTGAAGGTAAAAATCAAATTGGTATTTTTTTCTATGTCTATCCAATTAAAAATTACAATGAACGTTCAGAAGTATTCTCTTATGTGTGTAATATAAATACACCAAATTGGATAAATTATCCGATTGAACTTATGAAACACTCAAAGAAATATTTAAAGCCACTTGGATTAAAACTTGGATTTGAAATTAATGATTGGGATTGGTCTTAGCATAAAGTAGTACTATTAATTAATATTGATAATAACATTTTAATGTTTCTTTATTACATCTATTACTTAATTTTTTAAATTTATATTAAATTATTATAATAATTCAAATATATATTTTTTTGTTCTAATATCCTCTTTATTATCTTGTTTTATTCTATAATCATAACTATTTAATTTATATTTACTTTTTGTTAATTGTCTTATAATTGATAAATAAGGTCTCTTTGTTTTTGTTGGTTCTGATGCACCTATGATAGTTGAAAAACTATAATATTTTCTTATTTCTGGTATTAATTTTAATATTTTATCTTGTTTTATTTTATCATTATCAAGATTATATAAAATAATACTATTTTCATTATCCAATTCTAAAATATTTATAATTTTATCTACTAATTCATCTTGTTCTTTTTTATATAAAATACTTTTTAATTTCATAATATTATTGCATTATATTATGAAACTTTTATATAATTTATTCTTTATAAATTTTAAGTTTTCTTTTTAATGTTGAATCCTTTTTAACATAATCTTTATAGGCATCTTTATTATAAGCATTTTCAAAGTAATTCTTATAATTTTGTTTTTTAACTTGTTTTATTGCATTTTTAACTTCTATAACCAATTCATCATATTTTAATACTTTTTTATTTAACTTCAAATAATGTTTTATTTGATTAAAAAATTCTTCGATTGTTCTGTTTGTTTTTGGAGTATAAGGCAATGAAAATAAATATTTATTACCACTATTAATAATTGCTTGTTTAACATATTCATTATTATGACTTCCTGCATTATCTAAAATTATTAGATGATTTTTATATTTATTAAATATATTTTCTTCTAAAAATTCTACAAATCGTTCCTTTGTCATACCCCCTTCTTTATATAATGTTGAACCAACACATTTAGAATTAGAAATAGCACACAATAAAGTAAATTTTCTAAAAAAATAATTATCATCTGTTTTTATAACACATCTTTTACCTAATTCACATTTTGAAAATTCCATAATCATTGATGGTTGAATTGAAGTTTCATCAAGTGAAATAATTTTATCTACTGAATATTTATTAACTTCATTATAAAATATTTTTAATTCTTTTTTAATATCTGTTGGTTTTCCATATCTTTCTTTTGGGTAATGTTCATGTCTTGTTCTTTTTCTTGTTATATTATTATCTCTAATTACTTGTCCTAAGTGTTGCGGTGTTATATCAAAATCTTTATATTTCTTTTTAACTATTTTATGTAATTCTTCCATTGTTATTTGTTCATTTTCTTTTAATTTTTGTATAGAATATTTAACTTGTTCTTTTGTTATTTTATAAGATATTGGCTTTCTACTAAGTCTTTTAATTTCTTCTAACTCTTCGTATCGTTCAATCCATCTTTTCAAACTTCTTTCTGAACACTTAAATATTTCGCAAGTTTTAGTATAATTAGTATCATTTTCTAAATAATATTTAACCGCAGTAATTTTATAATCTTCACTTTTATGTTTTGACATTTAATATATAATTAATTATATATTAAAAAAAATCGGCATTTTAAATCTTCAAGGGTGTAAATTTCCCCTTTTAATTTTCTTATTATTCATTTTGGTCTTGTCCACCAGTGTTGATTTGGCCAAGGTCTCAAACCACATAATCTCTCCATATCTTTCCTTTGTTTACGCAAAACTTTTTCTGGAATGGATTGTTTATCAAGTTCATTGATTATTTTTTCTATTTTTTGTGAATTTTCACCATAATATCCATTTTCTAATCTAAAACGTGAATCTTTAATTAAATTTTCTTTTGTCAAACTAATCATATAATCCCATCCAAAATTATAAATATTTTGTAATTCATTATAATTATTATCAGAATTAAAATGATAATCTAATGGTCCATATGCAACTAATTGTAATAATCCTTTTAATAATTATATTTTTAATATCTATCTTCAAAATATTGATGTAAAACTATCCTTTTTACTTCATTAAGATTTATTTCTTTTGTTCTACAACTATGATATTCTAATACATTTATTATTTTATCTTCAATACTTACAGATAAAGAAATTTCATTAATATTATCTACCCATTTTCCATTTGAATAAATTTCTTTGGTTTTTTCAATAAAATTACTTCCATATTTTTCTTCACAATTATCATATTCTTCTTCTGTCATATTTTCTTCTCCCTCTACATTAATATAATATCCTTTTTCCTTTTCAATTACAATAAAATCTTGTGTATTTTCATAAAATACTTCCAAAGCAGTTACAAAATAATAATCACAACCCATTTTAAAATTATTTTATTAAAATTATTTTAAATCAATTTTTTATAATTACTCAATAAAACCAACCCATTCTTCAATCACTTCTTCTTCATAACCTCTTTCTTTTAACTCTTCTCTTACTCTCTCTTTCAATTCTTCACCTTCATATTTATCTTTCAACATCAAGATGACATTTGTTATTTGTTCAGTTGAAAAATCGAAGATTTTTCAACTCAAGAGAAATAAAATGCAGAGCATTTTATTTCTGTTCGTTAGAACCAATCTGGATTTGAATATCAGGATAAAACCCATTTAATACATTCAACAATCTCGTCAAACGACCTGTAAAACACTTACAAATTGTATCTTTTATTTCTTCTTCTAAGATTTTCAATATTTCATCTTTTTCTTGATGTTTAAGAATACGGTTCATTACATAATGGAACAAGTCT